GCCACCTGTCCCGCTTCCGGATCTGTGCCCACCGCCGCCGGCACCGCCCGCGTGGCTGATGCAGGACGCGCCGAACTCGCAGCAGACGCTCGACCGGATTATTTCACCCTCCGAGATCAGCTCGCCTTAAGCCGGCAAATGATCCTCGGACTGCAGCAATACGCCCTCGGCGTGTGCCGGCGAACACCGGTGCAGCAGGGCAACACTTTTCCCAACCTCAACAAGAGAACAACCCCATGAGCCAACAGAACAACACCGAAATCACCCTGGAAGTCGGCGAAGCGGAATTCACCTTCAACCTGACCCCAGCTGACGTCACCAAGTATTTCAACGCCCTGACCCAAACCAACAAGGTCGCCCCGGGCAACAACCTGTTGATGACCACTGTGCTGCAGGAACAAAAAACCGTGCTGAAACCCCTGCTGGGCAATCCGGTGATGGTGATGCAGCTCGCCGGCGCGCTGCTCGAGGAGTACGCGCCCAACGTTGAGGTGATCGTAAAAAAGCGCTCGAGCACGCTGAGCGCCTAAGCGAAAACGGACTGGGCCAGTTGATGGCCCTGACGAACCGCTGGCTTCCTGGTGCCGAACCCACGCCCGAGGCGATGGGGACTGCCAAGTGGCTGGAGGACGAACACTGGAGACGCATGGAGTTTGCCGTGGCTAACGGCATCGCCCTTGCGCTGAACGGGTAACGACTTTGGCAGACCGTAGCGCCAGCCTGGCTTTCATCCTGAGCCTGACCGACAAGGTCACCGCGCCCCTGGGCAAGGTGAAAATGGGCTTTTCCGAGCTTGCGGATCAGAGCGAAAAGCACATCAAGACGATCGGCTTGGGCATGGCCGGCGTGACGGCAGCAGTGGTCGGGATTCGCGAGTCCATGGAACCGGCGCTGGAGGTCAATCGCGCCCTGGGCGACGTCCGATCGTTGGGCGTGGCCGAGGATGCGTTGTCTGCGCTCAATGCCAAGTCGCTGGAATTTGCGGTGAGCTACGGCGAGAACGCCAAGGATTTTGTGGCCTCGGCTTACCTGATCGAGGGCGCCATCAAAGGGCTTGCCGGCAACCAGCTCGCCACGTTCACCAACACCAGCAACTTGCTGGCGAAGGCCACCAAGTCTGACGCCGAAACCATGGGCGAATACGTCGGCACGCTCTACAACCTGCAGAAGTCCCAAGCGGATGCGATGGGGAAGGGCGCGTGGGTGGAAAAGCTCGGCGGGCAAACGGCGCTGGCTGTGCAGTTGTTCCGTACCAGCGGCGCCGCGATGAAAGACGCCTTCAAGGAGGCCGGCGCGATCGCCACCACATCCGGCGTCGACCTTGCCGAACAGATGGCGGTGATCGGCACGCTGAGCAGCACCATGGAGGGCGGCGACGCCGGCGGACGCTACAAAGCGTTTTTCGAGAACATCGGCGCGGCATCGGAAAAACTCGGCATGAAGTTCACCGACCAGCAGGGCAAGGTGCTGCCGATGATGGCGATTCTGGACAAGCTGCAGGGCAAGTTCGGTGATCTGACCAGCGCGTCGGCCGGCGCTAAGTTGTTGGAGGCTTTCGGCGGTGAAGGCGCTCAGGTGATTGGCGCGCTGGCCAAGGATACCGATCGACTGCGTAACGGCATCGAGCAGTTGGGCAAGGTGCGCGGACTGGAGAACGCCGAGCAGATGGCCCGGGCCATGGTCGATCCATGGCAACAGTGGGCGTCCCTGGTCGAGGTCATGCGTGTGGTGTTTGGTCAGGTGCTGATCCCGGTGCTGACGCCGTTCATGAGCAAGATGGTCGACATCGGGAAAACCCTGGTGCGCTGGTCGCAGCTGTTTCCCAACATCACCCGGGTGATAGGAATCACCGCGCTGACGATCATGGCGATCATTGGCGCCATGTCGTTGTTGACCGTCGTTGTCGGCGTTGCTCGGATGACCTGGCTGGGCCTGTTATCGGTGTGGAAGGTTGTTCAGCTGCTGAACCTGCGCACGGTCGCCGGCTTCGTCCTGCAGAAACTGGCGATCCTGGCGTACATGGCCGTGATCTACACGCTCAGCGCCGGCCTCGCCCTGGTGCGCGGCGCCATGCTGCTGTGGCAGGGCGCGATCTGGCTGGTCAACGCGGCACTGTTGGCCAACCCGATGGTGTGGATCGTGATCGGTGTTCTCGCCCTGGTGGCGGTCATTGTCGCGGCGGTTCACTACTGGGACGAATGGACGTCTGCCCTGATGAACACGGCCGCGTTCCAGTTCGTCGCCGACAAGCTACAGAAGCTGTCCGACTGGTTTAACTCCATGGGCGGTTGGTCAGGCATGGCCAAGGCCGCATGGGACAGCATCGTCGGCATTTTCACCAAGGCCGTAAACGGCGTGATCGAGCTGCTGAACAGCATCCCGGGCGTGAACATCGAAGCGCGCTTCGGCGGCATGCCTGAAGTGCCCGGCGTTGATGCCGCGACCAATGCCGCTGACACCGCCAACGCCGCGCAGAAAGCCCAGCAAACCATCAACGCATCAATCCCTAGCCTTTCGCCGGCGCGCCCTTCGGCGGTGCCGCCCGGCGGCTTGCTGACCAGCATCCAGAACAACAACAGCAGCCAGAACAAGGGTACGCATGTGGAGAACGTGAACATTCACACCGCCAAACCGATGAACCCACTGGAAGTGGAAAACATGGTCGCAATGGCGGTCGGCGGATGAGCGAGTACGTAGACCTGTTGATCGCGAACAACGACCTGGCACTGGATCCGTCACACCAGCCGTTGCTCATCGATGACCGCGCCTGCATCGCCCAGGACATCTCCCACATGATCCGTGATAGCGGGCTGCTGGTGACGCTGGTGGCCGAGCGCGATCGGTTGCGACAGCGCGACTGTATCCAGCAGCTGGAACTGTTGGTGGAAGACGATCAGCGCCTGGTGCCTGGTACGGCACGCATCACCCAGCAGGAACCGGGCGTGTACCTGGTCACTGCGAAAACCATGAAATTCGGTTCGATTGAGGTAAGTCTGTGAGCCAGGTCGATTTTAAAAAGGTGATCGCCGACGCCGGCATTCCGACCACTGAGGCCGGTTTGAAGGCCGCGTGGGAAAAGGAAGTTGAAGCCCAAGGCGCGAAGGTGGCTAACACCAGCAGTTATTCGCCGTTCTGGCGGGTGATGACGGCGCTGGTGACCAAACCGGTGTTGTGGCTGTTGGATTTTCTGTGTCTGACGGTACTACCAAACTTCTTTGTGAAAACCGCGGTGGATGCCTGGCTGGACATGCTTGCCTGGGCGGTGAACGTCGAGCGTAAAGGCGCGACCAAGGCCCGCGGTAAATTGCTGTTTACCAGGGCGTTGCCGGACGGCGTGCTGGAGCTGGAAAAAGGCATAGTGGTGCAGTCCGCCGCCATCAACGGCAACGTGTACCAATTGATTACCACGGCGCCGGCGACGTTCATCGCGGGCCAGCTGCAGCTGGAAGTACCGGCGCCGGCGACGTTCATCGCGGGCCAGCTGCAGCTGGAAGTACCGGTGGAGGCGATCGAATCCGGTAGCGGCTTCAATCTTGCCCCGGGTTACTACGCCATCCTGCCAATTCCCGTGCCGGGCATTGTCCAGGTGGTGAACAAGGACGGTTGGCTGGATGCGCCAGGTGCTGATCCGGAGCCAAACGACCAGCTGCGTTTGCGCGTGCGCAACCAGTTCTCGGCGGTGAACCAGTGGCACACCGACGCGGTGTATCGCGCCATGATTTCCGCCTTCCCAGGCGTTCGTCCGGACGGCGTCTACTTCGAGCACGGCGCACCCCGTGGGCCGGGCAGTGCAAATGCTTACGTGCTGTTCGACGCGGGCGTGCCGGCGGTGACCTACCTGGAGCAAATCAATTCGCACATCCGCGACCTGGGCAACCACGGCCACGGTGATGATCTGTTGGCCATGGTCATGCCGGAAGTGCCAGTGGGTGTCGTGATGAGCCTCTGGCCGCAACCGAATTTGAGCGCCGAGCAGATCGACTCGCTGAAGGGTGAGATCGAGCTATTCATACGGGCCGCGTTTCGGGAAAGCACGCCCCGCGATTATCAGCCGACGCTGACTTATCCCCTGTCGCGTTTCAGCTTCAGTCGGCTCGCGGAGGAACTGCACCAGCAGTTTGCCGATATCGCCTCACTGCGGTTTGCCCCCGGCGTCGACGTCGTCAGTGGTCTGAACATACCCCGCCTGACGTCGGTAAAGGTGAACCTGCAATGATCAAAATCAAACTGCCGTTCTGGCTCGGTGGCACCGAGCTGTCGAAGCTGGTGGCTGCTGCACAGGCGTGGTGGGAAACCGTCAGCGGCTGGCTGCGTTGGCCTTATTCGCAGATCGATCCTGACACCTGCCACATGAGCATTCTTGAACTGTGGGCCTGGCAGCGCGACGTGACGCGCTTTCAAGGCGAACCGGAATCCCTGTTCCGGCTACGGGTGAAATACGCCTTTATCAACTCCGTCGACGCCGGCAGCACCGCCGGGTTGAAACGCATTTTTGAGCGCCTGGGCGTGGGTTACGTCGAGATCGAGGAACGCCAGCCCGACCGCGATTGGGACGTTGTGCTGCTGAAGTTCAGCAACGCTCAACTGTCGCTCAATCCCGAGCTTTTGCGCGTGCTGATTCAGCAATACGGCCGAACCTGCCGGCGCTACGACTTCGTCACCATCACCCCTGTGGGGCTGCAAATCGCCCTGATCGACTTCAACGACGACCAGCAAACGCTGGTTGCCAGCCTGTAGGAGCGCACCGTGAGCGCCAGTATTACCTTGGCCGGCGAAAGCCAAATCGCCCTTAAACAAAGCCAGCAAAAGCCGCTGATCGTCAGCCGCTTCATCTTTGCGAATGTACCCGGGCTTGATCCGACCGCGCCGCTCGATCGCGCTGCCGGCAAGCCACCGGCTGCGCAGATCGTTCACGTCTACACCATTCCGGAAAAGAACGCGGGTTTCGTGAATCCGAACCAGGTGGTGTACAGCGCACAGTTGGGGTCTGACGTTGGCGACTGGGACTTTAACTGGGTCGGCCTCGAGGACGCCGACGGCATCTTGTTCGCCGCGTCGTCGGTGCCACTGCAACAGAAGCGTAGGAACATCCCGCCGGAGCAGATCGGCAACAACGTCACCCGCAATTTTCTGGTGGCCTATGACGGCGCCATGAAGCTGACCGGCATCAAGATCGATGCCAGCACCTGGCAGCATGACTTTACGGTGCGCCTCGCCGGCATCGATGAGCGCGAGCGTCTGAGCAATCGCAACCTCTACGGGCGGGCGTTCTTTTTCAGTAACTCGCTGATGTTCGAAAAGACAGACACCGGCTACCAGATCAATGGTGGCACGGCCTACGTCGAAGGCATCCGCGTGGCAATTGCGAAGTCAGAAGCGGTCCCCGGCGCCATTCCAGTAGGTAAGGTCTGGCTGGACGTTTGTCTTGAGCGTCAGTTGAACGATCGGGTGGCTGTGTGGAAAGTAGTATTCGGTGAACAGGCCG